GATGCACATAATACTTACAACATTGGCTCTGAAACAAAAAGATGGGCTACTGGATATTTTGCAAACGTAACAACTGACAATTTAACAACTAATGATTTAAACTTTGGAAGCATAAATCTTATTTCAACACCAGGTAACATTTACTATGTTGGAATAAATGGAAGCGATAGTGCCACAGGAGCACATCCACAAGATCCTGTAAGAACTATTGCAAAAGGATTACAACTTGCTGGTTCGGGTGATACCGTGTACATTTATCCTGGCACTTACCAAGAAGCATTTCCTATAAATGTTCCAGTCGGAGTTACAGTAAAAGGACATAGTTTACGATCAGTAGAAATTTCTCCTACAAGTGGAACACAAAGTAAAGATGCATTTTTAATGCAAGGTGATTCAACTGTAGAAGATTTGACAATTAAAGATTTCTTTTATAATTCTGGTGCTAACGAAGGTTATGCATTTAAGTTTGCACCTAACTTTAGAGTTTACTTAAGATCACCTTATGTGAGAAATGTAACTGTGATTACACAAGGAACTACAACAAGCAATACTGACCCAAGAGGGTTTGCATCTGGAGATGCAGGTAGAGGTGCATATTTAGATGGAAGTATTGCAAACACAGATTCCAAAGAAGCAGGAATGTTATTTCATTCTGTTACTTTTATTACTCCAGGTGTTACAGGATTAAAAGTGACAAATGGTTCTAGAGTTGAATGGTTAAATTGTTTTACATATTTCGCTGATAAAGGAATAGAAATAATAGACGGGTCAGCTGGACTCAAAGGTGATGGAAAAACAAAAATTAAGTACAGTGGTTTAAGTGGATCAGCACCTAATCCAGGAAATGCAATTACACTATACGATGCTAATGGAACACAACTTGCTACAGCAACAATTGAATCTGTTGCTACAAATGAAGTTATAATAGATGGAAAAGTAACAGGATTTATCACTCCATTAAGTAGGAATAAGAAAACAGTGACAGCAGTAGGTAACGCACAAATAGTTACAAGTAACCCTGTTAAATGGGGAACAGGAATTTCATTATTTGATGGAACAGGTGATAGGTTTACTGTTACAACTCAAGCAGACTTTGGCTTTGGAACTGGAGACTTTTCTGTAGAAGGTTACATATACCTATCAGATGATACTGGTACAGAAACTATGTTTGACTTTAGAGCAGGATCTGATACAGACTCAGCACCACACTTTTATTTTGTAGATAATAAACCAAAATTAGATTTTGGAACAACTTCTATTTTAGCACCAAATGTTACACTAGTGAACACTACATTTTATCATTTAATGATTACTAGAGTAGGAACAAATGTTAGATTGTTTATTGACGGAGCATTACAAGGAACATCAACAAGCAACACAACAGATTTAGGAACTACAAAACCTATGACAATAGGTTCGAAGTATGATGGTTCTTCAAGTAATCTTACAGGAAGAATAGACGATGTTAGAGTAAGAAAAGGTACAGGAGTGTCAAGTGCATTTTCGGCTCCAACAGCCGCAACAGTAGTTGATCAATATACTGTTTTGAAATTATCCTTTGATGGAGCAAACGGAAGTCAAGTTGTTACAGATGATGACACGTTTATACAAGATATAAGATTCACTGGTGGTTCAACTGCAACAGCATTGACATTAATTGATCACACAGACTTTGGCGGAGAAATACGTTCGATAGCAAGTGCTTGTGTCTACGGAAATTACGGACTGTACGGAGACGGCTCAGGAGTTACAGTATATGCTATAGGAATGAATTTGGCATATATAGGTGTAGGTAAAGATGTTACCAATGATACGACTCAAGTTATACAAGCAAATGAAGTTACTACACTAAATGGAGCTAACATTTATTTTAGCACAGTTGATCATAAAGGTGACTTTAGAGTCGGAGATTTATTTAGAGTAAATCAATCAACTGGTGAGGTAACATTTACAAATGCAGAATTTTTATTTAATAACAATCAAGGTATTACATTTACTGATGGTACAAACACTACTATTATTGATGGAACAAAGGTTGAATCAGGTGCAATAAGAATCAGTGGAAACACTATTGCAAGTACTAGCGGAAATATTAATCTTAATAGTTCAGGCGGCACAATAAATTTACAAGATGATGTACAGGTTACTGGAAACTTAGATGTTACAGGAAACGTTTCAGTTGGTGGAAATATTACGCTTGGTGACGAAACTACTGACACTATAGATATACAGGCACAGATAGCTAGTGATATTATACCGAGTATAGATAATACTTATAAATTAGGAACTACAAATTTAGCTTGGTCAGAATTGAATGTAGGAAAAGCCATAATTGATGACATATCAATTGACAATGATACTATTTCATCTACATCTAGTAGTGGAAATATAAATCTTACTCCAAACGGTGCAGGAAAGATAGTAATTGACAATTTAAGATTTGACTCAAATATAATTTCAAATCCAAGTGGAGATATTGTATTAGATCCTAATTCGGAATCAGTACAAGTAAACAGTACAGGAGCACTGATATTACCCAAAGGTTCAACAGCTCAAAGACCAGGATCAGCAGTAACAGGTATGTTAAGATACAATACTGATACAAATGTATTTGAAGCATATGACGGACAATGGTCAACATTAGGTGGTGTATATGATGCAGACAGAGACACATATATTACGGCAGAAAATACACCTGGTGCTGACGACGATAAAATACGTTTTTATGCAGGCGGAAGCGAAGTAGCAAGTGTTACTGCAAACAGATTTGATATTAAAAAGCTAGAAGTAGACGATATTTCAGTTTCTGGTAGCACATTACAAACTATTACAACTAACCAAAATCTTACTTTAACAGCTAATGGCGGCGGATATGTATCAATAGAAAACTTTAGTTTTAACGGAAATCAGATAACTAATACTGTAAATGGTGCAGTGACTACCTTAAAGCAAGTTGGTACAGGATATTTTAAAGTCCAAGGTACTGGTGGATTTGTAATACCCGTAGGTAATAACGCAAACAGACATCCAACTCCAGAAACTGGGATGATGCGTTATAATACAGTAGAAGATAGGGTTGAAATCTACGATATTGCAGGAAACTGGGTATCAGTTGCAGGATCTACAGGTGCTGTTACGTTTAATGATGCAGAGGAGATTGCAATTAAACTTGCATTAACTTTATAGGAATAGGAAATGGCGACAAATTTTAAAAACATAATTGCAAAAGATGTAGGAACGCAAAGAGTGGCAGTTTATACAACACCTGCGGCAACAAGCACTACAATAATTGGAATGAACATTGCAAACTTAACCGGATCAATGGTTGATTGTAGCGTTGAAATAGGTGACGAAGCAAGTAATATTGGCTTTTTAGTAAAGAACATGCCAATTGCACCAAATTCATCTATGAAGCCAATAGGTAAAGGTGAAAAAATTGTATTAGATGCTACCAATGTACTTTATGTAACATCTAATCAAACAGACTCACTTGATGTGATTCTGAGCATAGTGGAGATAGTATAATGGCTGATACATTTATGGGGCAAAGCATCACCGATATGGTGAACCAAACAGATGCTAGATATTTTTACGGTTTACGTAGAACTGATGATGGAGAACTTTTCTTTGCAAAAATTGATCAACTGCATACAGGAGAAAGTTTGCAGTTAAACGTAGAAGGTGATCCAGCGAATAATTATGAAGATTTTGAAATGGGTGAAAACTTTTATGAAGGCAGAAATGTAAATCATGAAAAAACCTATCCAAATCTTAGATATGAACAGTACAAATGGGACAATAGAGGTTTACTGTATTTTATAGATGACAGTGGAAATTTGTGCGTAAAAGTTAACGAGGAACATACATACCCAACAGGAGTATAATAAATACATAAAAGGTTGTAAAAAATGGCAGAATTTAAATTAAGTAAAATAAGATTTAACTGGAAAGGCACATGGAGTAGTGGTACAGACTTTATCGTAGATGATATGATAGAGTACAATGGCTTTACTTATGTTGCTTTAAGAACACATACATCAGCAGAATTTTACAACGATCTTGTAGGAACTGATGTTACACCAGCAAGACCAAAATGGAAAAAACAATCCGAAGGTAAAAGCTGGAAAAATTTATGGACAGTTAGCACTTACTATTCAATAGGAAATTTAGTAAAATATGGTGCATCAGTATATGAATGTACAGAAGCACACACATCTTCTGCAACTTTTTCTTCAGCAACAGATGGTTTGATAGCAGATATCAACAAATGGACATTGGTTGCTGTTTCTTCAGCTGATTGGAAATACAACTGGACGGTCAGCACACTTTATAGAATTAACGACCTCGTTAGATATAACGGTAAGGTTTATAAATGTACTGCACAGCACGTTTCAGCCTCAACTATTCTTGCTGGACTTGAGAACGATCAAAGCAAATGGACAATTTTATCTGATTCAGATACTTGGAGAGGCACATGGTCAATTGGAACAAGATATAAAACAAATGATATTGCAAAATACGGTGGTATTGTTTATAAATGTATAACAGGACACACTTCAGCTGATAATTCTACATTAGGTCTTGAAGAAGATCAAGCGAAATGGGAAATACAAAGTGAAGGAATAGAATACGTAACTTACACAATTACACAGACCGGAGAAATAACAGGTCTTTGGCAAGCTGGTTACAGATATAAAAAGAATGATGTAGTTAAGCGTGGCGGCAATTTAGTTAAAGCAAATAGCGGACACACATCAAGCACAGGTGATGCAGGATTTAAAACAGATTCGGATGCAGGCAAATGGTCAACGTATCTTCCAGGATCTGAATATGAAAATGTTTGGGCGGAAGGTGTTTACTATCAGCCAGGGGATCTTGTGCTATACGGTGGTTACATTTATAAATCATTAAGCTATAATGTTGGATACAAGCCATCACAATGGCCTACAGATTGGAACGTAACTTTTGAAGGATACAATTTTAGAAATGATTGGAATAATCAAGGAACAGCTGATAGTTCTACTATATTAGATTATAAGACAGGTGACTTTGTTAGATTACAGGGTAACTTGTATATTGCTATTCAAGATAGCACAAATTTACAACCAGACCAGTGGCCTACTTATTGGGAAAAAGTAATTGACGGTAGAAATCACAGAGACTTTTGGGAAGATAATCAAGAATACTATGCAGGCGATATTGTTTCATGGCAAGGATCTGCGTATGTTTGTTTAAAATATCATAGATCAACAGAATCAGATTCAAGACCAGATCTTGATGTAGAACAACCAGATCAAAATTACTGGAAGACTATGATTCTTGGAACAAGAACAAATAAACTTGCAAGAAAAGGTGACCTTAAGACTTTTGAAGATCAAGATTCAACAGCAGTTGATACACAAAGATTGGCAATAGGAACAACTGGACAAGCACTTAGAGTAACAAGTGGTTTACCTTCTTGGGACACAATTGACTTTCAAAGAAAAGTTTATTATGTAGCAGATAACGGAGTAGATGACGCCGCACAAGGTGGTACAATAAATGCACCATTCAAAACAATTAGATTTGCATGTAATTACCTATTACAAGATGAAAACAATAGGGTTGGTATAGGAGCTACAATACAAGTAAGTGCAGGTGACTATCCTGAAATTTTACCTATAAGTATTCCAGCTTTGACTGTTGTACAAGGTTCTGAACTACGATCAACACAGATTAGACCAGCTATCGACGGTGAAGATTTTATTAAAGGTGAAACTACTGTTGCAAATCCTAATCCAGACAATTTACAGATTCCTACAAACAATGTAAACTCTGATATGTTCTATGTTAGAAATGGTGGCGGTATTAGACAATGTACACTAAAAGGACTGACAGGTACACTTGGAGCCGCTAACGCATATGGTACAAAAAGACCAACAGGCGGAGCATTTGTTTCATTAGATCCAGGAACAGGAACAGAAGACACATCAGTTTGGATAGCAACTGCTAACAAAATGCAGTATACTCCTACAGGAGGAAGTTATAATCCAGCAACAGGTGTTATGTCCCTTACTATACCTGTACAAGCATATACTCCGACTACTGGTACAACTTATGATCCAGCAACAGGAATTATGAAACTTGAATTTGGAACTACTCATGGATTAGCTGTAGGAGAAGAAATAACTTTTGATAACAACAGTATAACATTCACATGTGCAAAAGATAACTTTGATTCAAACCATACATATCCAAGAGTGACAGATCCTGCATACGGAGAAAAAAGAAAAATTATTACTACTACTGCTACAAGTATTACAGTAAACGTAGGTATCAATCCAGATGGTGTTTACGAACACAGATTCGTAAGTGCATCTAATGATGCTGTAAATTGGGCACATAATATTAAAGTAGGACAGGCAGTAACTATAGATGCAGGAAGTTTGGTATGGACATGTGCTATGGACAGTCATCAAACAGATCATCCTTATCCAAGAACAACAGATCCTTACTACAATAAGAAAATTTTAATTACAGCCGTCGACGCAACAAGCATTACAATGAATGTAGGTATAAGTTCAAATACTACTGCACATTTATTCAAGAGTGCATCAGCTGGTGCAGTAAACATGGAAAGAATACAGTCTGGTAAATCTCCATATATCCAAGGAGTATCAACAATAGGTGATAATTGTGTTGGTATGAAAATTGACGGAGCATTACACGGTGGAGGAAACAGATCAATTGTTGCTAATGACTTTACTCAGGTATTAAGTGATGGTATTGGGTATTGGGCAACTAATTTAGGTAGATCAGAACTTGTATCTGTGTTTACCTATTATGCTCACATTGGTTACCTTGCTGAAAATGGCGGCATCATGAGAGCAACAAACGGAAATAACTCTTACGGAGACTTTGGTTCTGTCGCTGAAGGTTATGACACAACAGAAACTCCGCAAACTGTTACAGTAAACAACAGAACAGGTGAAGCCGCAGTTGAAGATTTAATTGTAGGTAATACAAATGTATTAGCACTTGCATATAATAACGCTGGACAAACTTACACAAGTGCAACAGCATCAGTGACCCAAGCAAATGGTACCGGTCTTGACATGAGATGGAAAGAAACTAGAAACGGTGCAATAGATAGAATTATATTAGATCTTCCACCAAATGACGCAAGTACTAACATAGGTGGTAGAGGATATAAATTTGCAACTAACAATGCTCAAGGCGGAGATACAGATGAAATTATACTTGCGGCATCAGAGGCAAGAACCGCGGCACAAATGAATGGATTAAGAATATATCTCAAAGGTGGAGTAGGTTCTGGACAATATGGTTATATATGGAATTATAATCCAGCTTCAAAAACAGCTTTAATTTATAGAGAAAGTGATGGACAACCGGGTTGGGATAATATTGTTCCAGGTAAGGTATCAGCAACTACTCTTGATGCAACAACTGAATATGAATTCGAACCAAGAGTAAGTTTTTCAGATCCACCATACGCACAAACTAACAACTCTTTGGCGGCAGGTGCAAGTGATCTAGGTTACTCAAGTGGTACAGGACATTTTTATTATGCTGTTACAGGTACAGCAAATTGGTGGGTATCAACAGATGGATCACTTTGGACAGAAAGAAATACATCCGCTTCCTTAGGAAGCAAACAGTGGACACACTTTAGTAAAGGTGGAATGTTGATTGCTGGGGTGGCAAACAATGATGCAATAATGGGATTTTCAAATGATGGTATTGTTTGGGACACATCAAACATCGGTACAGCTCATCCATGGACAGGTGTACAATTAGGTGGTTCAGATGGTAAAACTATTATGGCAGTTGCTGATGGTACAGCAAATATTTACAAAGCAACTTTAACTACAGACGGAACATCAACTGTTGTTCCTTCAAGTTGGACTAATACAGCAGGATCATCTACTGATATTGTAGGAATTGCCTACGGAGCAGGCAAATGGATTGCAATGGGTAAAACAGGAACAACAAGTGTATCTACAGACAATGGTGCAACTTGGTCATCAGGCGCGGCGGTTACATTAGACGGAACAGAAGAATATAGTGATATTGTTTTTGGTAACAACTGTTGGGTAGCATCTTTAGACAATGCAGATAGAATAATTTATAGTGCAGATGGAAATACTTGGTATGACTCAGGACTAGTTGGAGACTCAGGTAGAGAAGATTGGAAAGTTGCTTATACACAAGGAGTATTCCTTGCAGTAAGTTCAACAGGAACTACATTACAATCTGACAACGGCTACGTTTGGAAAATTAAAGGAACGACAGGCAACTTAACTACTATTGTAGGTGGCCTGAAAAATAATATGCCAGCGTTCGTAGGAAGAAATAACACAACAACCGGAAACATTATTACAACAGGTGCAAGACCAGTTGGTAGAGTTGAGATTGCAAACGGCAAGATAGATAAATTTAAATTATATGATCCGGGTAGTGGATATTCTGTTGCACCTACAGTTACAGTTTACGATCCAGAAGAATATGGAGAACCATATTATACTGTTTCAATTAAAAATGGTGTGTTACCTCAACCAATATTCTATAACAGAGGTACAGGATATCAAAGTGCCTTGATTGCACTTACTGGTGATGGATTTGCAGAAGAGTTACAAATAGGCAACCAGATGAAAGTTTCAGGTGTAAGTACAATTCCAGGACCTGGAGCAAACTTTAGAATTTCTGGACAAGACAATGTAATTTACAGAGTTGTTAAAGTTACAGCTACTAGTGGTACAGCACCTAACATTGAAATGACTTTCCAGATATCACCATTGCTTACAAGAGCAACTGCTCCAGCACATGGTACATCTGCAACGATTAGAGAAAGATACAGCCAGTGTAGATTAACTGGACACGATTTCTTAGATATTGGCACAGGTAACTTTGCTAATACAAACTATCCAGGATTATATGTGTTTGGACAGTCAAATGCTAATGAAACAGAACAAGCAAATGAAGTTGTTGAAGCAAATGGTGGTAGAGTGTTTTATACATCAACTGACCAGGACGGTAACTATAGAGTTGGTGAATTGTTTAGAGTTAGCCAAGCACAAGGTGGAGTTACTTTAAGTGCTGACTTCTTTGACTTAACAGGATTAAGTGAATTACGTTTAGGTGGTATTAGCCTAGGTGGATCACAAGCAACAATTAATGAATTTTCAACAGAAAATACTTTTGTTGCATCATCAAACAGCATTGTACCAACACAAAAAGCACTTAAATCATATATTGAGAACAGATTTACAGGTGGTGGATCAAATCTATTTACGAACGATCTGACAGCTGGACAAATTAGCCTGTCTGGAACAACAATTTCCAACACAGCTGGGTCAAATGTACCTGATGCAATGGCAAATATTACCCCAACATTCACTGTAAATGGACCACTGGGCGGTGGGCTAGCGGCCCTGAATATGTTCTTCTCAAGCAGAACTGAACGAGATGAGTTTAACGGATAAAGATAAATATGTATAATACCAAGAACGGAGCAAACAATGGCAGAATTTAAATTAGGTAGAATTAGATTTATATGGAAAGATAACTGGGCGGCTTCTACGGCTTATCTAAAAGATGACGTTATTAGATATGGTGGTAGAACTTACGTTTGTGTTACTGGACATACTTCAACATCTAACTTCTATGATGATGTTTCCAATTGGAACAATTTCAGTGATGGTACACAATGGAAGTCGGATTGGTCACAATCAACTTTTTATAAAATAAATGACATCGTAAGATATGGTGGTATCATTTATTTGTGTAAAACTGGACACACAGCACAAGCAACACTAGAAGCTGATCAATCTAAATGGGATCAGTTTGCTACATCAATCGACTGGAAAGATAATTGGGTAGCTGGAACAGTTTATAAAGCAAACGACTTGGTAAAATATGGTGGAAACATTTACATTTGTAATACTGGTCATACTGCCGCGGCCACTAATGCACTTGGACTTGAAAACGATATTTTAAAATGGGATTTATTTTCAGAAGGTCAAGATTGGAAAACAAATTGGGCTATCAACACAAGATACAAAGTTAATGACATTGTAAAATATGGCGGAACGCTTTATGTTTGTAATACAGGACATACTTCAAATGCAACTGCGGCAAACGGTCTTGAAGCTGATCAAGCCAAATGGGATTATTTTAATAAAGGTATTGAATACTTAGGTGAGTGGGTAAACGCTTACAGATACAAAGTCAACGATGTTGTACTTTACGGAGCAACACTTTGGATTTGTACTACACAACATACTTCTGTTGTATCAAATCCTGATTCACAATTAGGAACATTACAAGCAGACATTACGAAATGGGATAAGTTTGTTCCAGGGTTAGAATTTGAAAATACGTGGCAAGGTGATGAAAGATATCAACCAGGTGACTTTGTTACTTACGGTGGTAATCAATATGTTGCAAATCAAAACGTATACAGTGAACTTCCTCCGTCAAGTGATAAATGGGATCTTGTAACTTCAGGATTCAATTTGAGAGGTGACTGGGGTGCAGATTCAACCAATGAAGAATATAGAATCGGTGATGTTGTAAGACTAGGTGGTTATACTTATGTTGCAACCGCTAATAGTACAGGACAGCGTCCACCAAACACAACTTATTGGGGAAGACTTAACCAAGGTATTGAATGGAAAGATACATGGACAACTGCAACACTTTATGATGCAGGTGATGCCGTTCGTTACGGTTTAATAAGTTACGTTTGTATCTTAGCACATACTTCAGATACAGCAAAAAGACCAGACAACGATACATCAGGTACATATTGGAAAAACTTGGCATCTGGTGCTGAGGAAAGTTCGATTACTACACAGGGTGATTTACTTTACTATGGTGGATCAGGTCCGACTAGATTACCAATTGGTAAAGAAGGTCAAATATTAAGTGTATCAAGCGGTGGCTTACCAGAATGGAAAGACTTTGGCTCAACACCAGATGTCTACTATGTTGGTACAAATGGTGCCGATAATGCTTATCCAACAAACGGAGCAACATTAGACCGTCCTTGGAAAACAATTAGAGCGGCTTGTGAGGCAATTGAAGCTGGTGCAAGAAATCCTAATGCTGGTTACTTGTTAAAAGTCAACAGAAGATTTATTGCATATGAAACAGCCAAATGGGCTAAGAGACAAATTATTACACAGACAAGTCCATTCTTTATTGGATTTAGTTTTAATGAAGCAAAGTTTGAAAGACTAGCGGCATTTGCCATTGATGCATTAATTATCGATCTTGCAAAAGGTGGAAACAGAGAAACTAGAAGAGTTGCTCAAGCAATGAAAGACAATGTAAGTGGTGATTATTTTGACACAGGATCTGAATCGCAAAACGTTGCGGCACTTAATTTTGTAATTAGTATTGCTACTGACGTAATTAATAGTGCAACTCCGTCAGCAGATTATCAAGACCTTGATAGTGTACCTTCTGCGGATAGATACTTACAAATCAAAGATGCAACAAACTATCCTGCGGAATCAGACGCTGTTGCAGAAATCACAGCTAACATGGTGTTAATTACATCAGCTGTTTCACTTGGTGCAGGTTATACAATACCAGCAGAAGTGTTTAAGCATACAATTATCTTTGTTAAAACAGGCGAATACAAAGAAGTACTTCCAATTAGGGTTCCAGAAAGATGTGCAATACAAGGTGACGAACTACGTTCTACCAAAGTGCTACCAGCAGGTCAGCAGACACAATCAAGTGATACAACATATTCACTAGCTGGTATATTACACATGAAATCTATTATTGATAATATAGTAGAAGGGGTATCCATTACAAGACAAACCGGTAACACTCTAACACAAAATGAAACAAAGCCATTTAGTACTTCAGGCGTTGGCGATATACTTGAAGAATTGTGTCAAGAATTACACGATAAAATTAACTTTGAAATAAACGGCGCTTCTGGAGATTCAACAGCACCAACTTTTAGAGGAAACAATACAAGAGTTGACGATCTTGATAAAATGTCGGCTATTAGATTATTAGAACTTAACAAAGATTTTATTGGAAGAGATGTAACAAAGTATATTACTGTTAACTATCCTTCGTATAGTTTTGATAGTACAGCTTGTGAGAGAGACGTAAGAGCTTATATCAACGGATTTATTTACGATTTAATTTATCCAGGAAATTATCAAACACTTATGAATGGTATGTATTATGCCAATTCTGCTAGATCAGGTGGATCTGTATTAGAAAATATGTTCTTGTTTAGAGATGCAACTGGTTTAAGAAACATGACTGTAAGTGGATTGACTGGTACATTAAGTTCAGCAAACGCATATGGAACTAAACGTCCAACAGCAGGTGCTTATGCATCATTAGATCCAGGATGGGGACCAGATGATAACAGAACTTGGATTACTACACGTTCACCATACGTACAAGGTGTAACTACATTTGGTACAGCTTGTGTGGGTATGAAGGTTGATGGAAACATTCATAACGGTGGTAATGACTCAATAGTTGCTAACGACTTTACGCAGGTATTAAGTGATGGTATTGGTGCTTGGGTTACAAACTTAGGTAGAGCAGAACTTGTTTCTGTGTTCTCATACTACGGACACATTGGATATCTTGCAGAAAACGGTGGTAAGATTAGAGGTACTAACGGTAACTGTTCATACGGTGATTTTGGTGCTGTGTCCGAATTTATTGACGTAACTGAAGTTCCAATTACTGGTGGCGTAGACAATAGAAAATCTGAAGCACAGATTGGTAGAGCATTAACAGATGGTAGTGCAATTATACACTTTGAATATACGAACGCAGGTAATAACTACACTAACTCAACTTACACAATAACTGGCAATGGTTATGGAGCCGTTGTTGCAAATGGTAACTATGTTAATAATGGTATTTTTGAAGTTAGACTTAGAAATCCAGATGATGGTTCAACATTTAATGAAACAGATGTTAACCAAGATGGGTCATTAAATGATCCAGATACAATCGGTGGTAGAGGATATGCTTCAAGTGAAAATACTGCACAGGGTGGTAATGCTACTACTATTACATTATCAAACACTGAAACTGCTAACAGTTCAAAATACGTAGGTATGAGAATTGTTATTACAGCAGGAACAGGCGCAGGACAGTATGCACAAATCACAAGTTACAATCCAGGAACTAAAGTCGCAAACGTGGCTAAAGAATCGGATGGTACAGCTGGTTGGAACAACTGGCATCACAGTAATGCAGTACAAAACACATTAGACGCAACGACTACATACTCAATTGAGCCTAGAGTTTACTTTACTGGCGGAGGCGGAACAGGAGCTCAAGTTAGAGCAAAAGTTTCATCCGGAAGAATTACACAGTTCTTTATAATTAATCCAGGTAGTGGTTACACATCTACTCCTGCGATGACTATTGTAGATCCAAACGAAACTATTGAAGCACCTTTCCAAATTAGAATAGGCAATGGTGTATTAGCACAACCAACTTGGACTGCTAGAGGTACTGATTTTGAAACTGCAGGTGGTTCTGTAAGTGGAGATGGATATGGAGATATTTTCCAATCAGAGAAATTCTTAAATGTTTATGGTTTGACGGACCAACCAGAACCAGGAGCAAACTTAGAAATTGCAGGCGATAGCAGATTCTTTAAAATTGTTTTTGTAAGGGAATTAACTGGTAGTGCAGGAAACTATAAAGCAAACTTGCAAGTGTCACCAAACTTAGGAGTTGAAACAGCTCCCATACACGGTGCTAATTTAATAATTAGAAAGAGATTCAGCCAAGTTAGACTAACAGGGCATGACTTCCTAGATATTGGTACAGGTAACTTTGCTAATACAAACTATCCAGGAACTCCTTCAATACCAGCAGACGCAAACGATGAAATAACAGAATCCGGTGGAGGCAGAATATTCTACACATCAACTGACCAAGATGGTAACTTTAGAGTTGGTAGATTGTTTAACGTAGAACAGTCAACTGGATCGGCGAGCTTGAATACAAGTGCATTTAGCCTAGCAGGACTACAAGAACTTACGCTAGGTGCAGTTGGACTTGGTCAAGGTGGAGCAACTATTAATGAATTCAGCACAGACGGTACGTTTAGTGCAAATTCAGATAACGTAGTTCCGACACAGGCGGCTATTATAACTTACATCAATTCACAAATTGGTGGAGGTTCAAGTAGTCTAAACGTTAACGCGGTAACGGCTGGTAAGATCAACCTAACCGGTAACACAATCAGTACAACAGATAATTCACCAATCACTGTAACAACAGGAATGAATTTTAATGGTGGTGTAGCAGGGACACCTGTTGCATTTTCGTACTTTTTGACGAGTAAAACATAATGGCTAAATATAACTATAGGAGTGAAAAATGGCATCAGGAATATTAGGATCAACAGATCTTTCAGCAAACAGCGATACCAGTGTTTATACAGTTCCTGCTAGTACTTATAGTGTTGTAACAGTTTCTGTATGTAACAGACATTCTACTAACACAGCAAACATAAGAATAGCATGTGCTACTAGTGGAACACCAGGAGCGGCTGATTACATTGAGTACGACGTTTCCGTTGGACCCAATGGTGTGTTAGAAAGAACAGGTATTGTCGTACAAGCGGCAAGACAGGTTATTGTTAGATCGGACCAAGCATCTGTAACAGCAGTTGTGATGGGCATCGAGACAGCAGTACCGGCATAATAAAGGATAGGAAAAAATGGGAAGAAGAATTTCAGTAGGTTCACCAGGTTTAACTATACCTTATGGGACGACAGCACAAAGGATTGCTGGAGCAGGTGACGGAGCACTTAGATACAACACAGAAACTACTGTGTTGGAAATTTATAGTACTTCGCAAAGTACCTGGTTACCAGTTGGTACTTTAAGTGCTAAAACAGTAAGTACAACATACTCAGCTAATTCAGGAGAACAGTTGTTCGTTGATACAAATGGTGGAGGATTTACTATTACACTTCCAGGTAGCCCAGCTACAGGAGATGTAGTAAGATTTTACGATCTACGTAAGACTTTTGACAGTAACAACTTAACCATTGCTAGAAACGGAAGACTAATCCAAGGCGATGCGGCTAATATGACTGTTAACTCAGAAGGTGCGGCGTTTGACTTGGTATATTCCGGTAATAGTTACGGTTGGCGTATCTTTACTGTTTAATATTGTTGGAGAAGGAACCAAATGGCAACATATTCAAGTTATAAAAAAGTGACATCAGATGCTATTCCGACTGATACCATAACGGCGGAAAAGTTGGCTCCGGGTGCAGGATCGTGTAGAAGAGTCCAATGGATATATCATCCAAGAGGAATGCAATGTCATGATTGTTCATCTGCAGGTAACTGTTGTGGTCAAGCATGTGGATATTGTTGTTACTGGTGTGTTCCAGCAAACGTTTATAAAGTAACCTTTGAAATTTGGTCCGGTGGAGGTGGTTCAGCAGGTCACACTTGTTGTAACTGTTGTTCATTTTCAATTGGCGGACATGGCGGCGGATATGCCCACAAGACAATCAATACAAATCCAAATTGCAAATATACAGTATGTGCTGGCGGAAGCTGGCCATGTGATAAAGCACACACCTGTGCAGGTGGAATGGGATGCCGTTCTTATGTAAACGGACACAATCTATCTAATTTTTGCGTTGTAGGTGGTTGTTCGGGTTGGATGTGTAATGGAGACGCATGGGGTCAAAGGCACTTAACAAGTCTTTGTGCATCATGTTTAATATGCGGTGTGTTTGGACACGATTTTGGATTTGGTGGTTCACCAGGATTTAAAGCTGGAACTACAACTTGTAGATGTCACGGTCAAACATCATGGACTGGGACAGGTGCAGGTATTGGTAAATATATGCAAACAAGCACTAACGAAGCTTGGTGCGCCTGTGGATGTCATGTTAATTTTCCATCAGGAGGTGGTACACCGGGTACTTCAAGTTATTGTGGAAATTGGGCAAAGTGTTGTGCTGGGGGATCAGGACAAGGCGGCTCAGGAATAGTAAAGATAACATACGTTTAGGAGTAATAGATGGCAACATACGCAAGTTATAAAACACTAACATCAGAAAACTTTATTGATGGAAGTATTACTGCGTCTAAGTTAGGTGCTGGTGCCGGACATCAGTATTACACCAAATGGATTTATAATGAAAGAGGACAACTATGTCAGCATTGTGCTGATGCAGGTAACTGTTGTCAACAAGCAAATGGTAAATGTTGTTACTGGACTGTACCTTCAAATGTAAATAAAGTAACATTTGAGATTTGGTCAGGTGGTGGAGCCGGAGCAGGCGCTACATGCTGTAACAACTGTATGCACTCAGCAGGTGGATCAGGTGGAAACTACGGTGTAAAAACTATCACTACATCATCTGGTTGTGGATATACAATATGTGCAGGTGGAACATGGCCTTGTAGTAAATCACATACTTGTGCGGCTGGAATGGGATGTCGTTCATATGTAAACGGACACAACCTATCAAATTTTTGTGTAACTGGAGGGTGTTCGGGTTGGATGTGTAACGGTGGTGCATGGGGACCTAATCATACACAGACCTGTGCTAACTGTTTGATATGTGGAATTTTTGGAGCAGATTTTGGAATAATGGGATCAACTGGAGTAACAGGTGGTCATGGAGGATGTCAATGTAAATCAGCAGACTGGATGCAAACTGGTGTTGCACCGTTTGTAGGAAAACAAGGTGTACACGCACACGCAGAAGCATGGTGCGGTTGTGCATGTTATACAAACTGGCCAGCTGGTGGTGGAATGACAGGAACAAGTTCATATTGTAATAACTGGGCAAAGTGTTGTGCTGGTGGTAATATGGGTGGTTCCGGAATAGTAAAGATAACATACGCATAGGAAAATAGAATGGCAACATACGCAAGTTATAAAAAAGTAGCAACAGACTCAATAGTTGACGGTTCGCTTACTTCAGATGATTTGGCACCTGGTGCTGGTCATGCCATGGGCGTACAATGGATCTATAACGAAAGAGGTTATAGATGTCATAACTGTGCAAGACAATCTGGTTGTTGTGAACAAGCTAACGGAAAATGTTGTTACTGGTGTGTTCCAACAGGTGTATCAACAGTTCAATTCGAAATTTGGTCTGGCGGTGGCGGTGGACCAGGAATGACTTGCTGTAACTGTTGTTCTTTTACAGTAGGCGGTTCAGGTGGTAACTATGCTTCTAAAACAATAAGCACTTCACCAAACTGTAAATATTCAGTATGTGCTGGCGGGGCATGGCCATGTGGAAAAGCTCATGGTTGTGTAGCATCAATGGGCTGTAAGTCATATGTGAATGGACATAATTTAAGTAACTTTTGCACCACAGGTGGTTGTGGTGGTTGGATGTGTAATGGAGATGCTTGGGGACCAAGACACTCTCATTCATGTTCTAACTGTAATATTTGTGGTATCTTTGGTGCTGACTTTGGAATGATGGGTTCATCAGGTTGGGAACCAGGACACGGATATTGTCACTGTGTTTACACGTATTCAGGATCAGGATCTGCACCACAATTTGGTAGAATGCAAGTGGGTGTGACTAATGAAGCATGGTGTTCATGTGGATGTCACATTGATTGGCCAGCAGGAGGCGGACAAGCTGGTGTGAGTTCATACTGCGGAAACTGGGCAAAATGCTGTGCAGGAGGCTCTGGACAGGGCGGTTCTGGAGTTGTTAGAATAAC